GTATTTGTCTTTGGTAGCGTTTTATTGAACTGGCTTTTTACTATTAAAGTATAATTATCTTTTATCTTTTTACGCTTTGTCCAATGCACCCCAGAATACCATTTGTTTAGAGATATTTTAGGTAGGTCTTTTAAAATTATTTCCATTTCACAAAAATATATTTTTTATTTTATGTATTAATTTTTAATATTTGCCCTCACAAAACAAATGAAAAAAGAAACAAAACGCAAAGCATTCAAATTTTATCGCAGCTATTATGATGTTTATAACGAGCTAAATGATAAAGACAAATTAAAATTTATTGAGGCATTACTAGACAGACAATTTCAAGGCGTAAAGCCAAAGAAGTTAACTGGTATGGTAATGTTTGCCTACTTGAGCCAGGAACATTCTATTGATTTACAAGTCAAGGGGTACGAGGATGCAGTTGGTAAAAAACTTACCCCCTACACAGACCCCCCTAAGGGGGGCATAGAGGGGGGCTTGGGGGGACCCTTGCAGCAAGAGAAAGAGAAAGAGAAAGAGAAAGAGAAGAGTATATATGTTGATTATGAAAAATTATTGGAAGCGTTTAATGATATATTAGGAAAGAAAGCTAGGGTAATTCCAGATAAGGCTAAAAAACAAATAAGAGATAGATTAAAAGAGGGTTATAACAAAGAAGATATTATTACAGCCCTAATAAATGCCTCTAAAGATTCATACCATATAGACACCAATTATAAATATGTAACGCTTGAATTTATATCAAGACCAGATAAGTTTGAAAGATTTGTTAATATGAATAATTATAAAATCAAGAGAGCTTTAGTATGATTAAAAAGAATAGCGAAATTTTAGACCAACTTATGAGCCTACATAAGAATGGTATACCAGAGGGGAGTAAAATAGGTCATACTAATTTTGATGAACAATTAACATTTATTAAGGGTGGTTGTACGGATATAACTGGCTATCCTTTTTATGGTAAGTCTTTGTTTTTAAAAGAAATAATTATGGGCTTAACTATTAATGATAATTGGAGACATTGCGTTTATATGCCAGACGATGGAAGTGATACTGATGTAATATCAAACTTGCTACATAAAATGACTGGTAAAACCTTTGAGAAAGGTTATCCTAATACAATTACAGAAAAAGAAATAGCAAAATATTCTAGCACTCTACTTGATAGATTTAAATTTATTTCAGCAGAGCATAGCATTGAGCCAGAGGCATTTTGGAACTACGCTAAAGAAAATAGTTGCCATTCGGCAGTAATAGACAGTTGGAATTATTTAGCACATAAAGGAGAGCCAACTAACCCAGATTATTTACGCAAGATATTGTCAACTCGTAATCGCTTTATGGAGGTTAATAATATGCACAGCTTTATAATTATACACCCTAAAAACCCAGACCCTAAACAAGTTAAAGACGGTAATGTTAAAAGACCTAGCGTTTATGATTTAATGGGAGGTAGTGAATGGAATAATAATGGTAGAAACATTTTAGTAGTACATAAAGGCTCAAAAGAAAACAATCAACCTTACAGCATAAATATAGATAAGGTAAAACCTAAACACTACGGAAGTATAGGCGAAGTTTCATTACAAATAGATTGGGCTAAACAGCGATTTTATCAGTATGATGCAGTTTATAATAAAAAGACTTACGCTTATGGTAAAGAGGAAATAATTAAAGACCCATTAATTTCAACACACAAAACATATGAGATATAACGATAGTAAAATAATTGAAGAGGCAAGGCAAGTAATATCAAGCATAGAATTAAAGCTAATGAAGCAGCCTTATGACGAAAGAAAGCAAAATAGAGTAGATAAACTTAATAGCTTAATTCACTATACTTGTTATTTAGAAAAGCAGAATGATGAGTTTTATGAAAAATTTACAAGGCAGTTAGAAAGAATTAAGATGCTTGAAAACCATATAGATAACTTACAGAATAAAATAAATGTGGAAAACAAATTAAAAAACTTTTAAACAAATGTATAAATTTGCATACAATATGAACCACTACTACACATCAGAAGATGAACGAGTAGCAAAGAGCGTCATAGATAGGAGGATACACGAAGCAAAGGCAAACGCTCTTAGCGAACAATTCTGGGAGTACGGCTACAATTTTTGTACCGACTGCCTAAAATCAAACGGAGTTATTTTAGATTGCTCTCATAATATCTCAGTAGATGAAGCCCAAAAAACTAGACGCACAGAACTAGCTTGGGACGTTAATAATATTAAGGTAAGGTGTAGAGAATGCCATAGAAAGCACGATAATTTATGAAAGGATTATATCAAGTTACTGCAATGAGAGCTAATAAAATAATTAGCGAAGAGGTCTATGGCAATATAGCTGAGAAAGATACTTTATTTAATCGTCTAATGACTAGGCATAAAATACCACACGCAAGACGACACGAATGGAAATTACAAGAAGTAAAATTAAACAAAGAAATAAATGACTAAAAAAGAACAAATGGCTCACTTCGGTTACATAACCGAGCAGATGGAAAAGACATTATTTAGCAAGGGTGATGACTATGCTAATGAAGATAGATTGTCTAACTTTAAATTAGCTGGAGCTATTGCTGGAGGAGATGCCAGGACTAACTGCTTAAACCTTATAGCTACTAAAGTGGCAAGATTAGGGGTGTTAATTAATACAGATAAAGAGCCTAACAATGAAAGTATAGAGGATAGCGTTTTAGATTTAGCTAATTATGCTGTACTTTTGTCAATGATAATTAACGAAAATAAATAAAAATGAACAAAACAGAAAAAGTATTTGCAGATGGATTTATGTTTAAAATGAATCCTAATTCACCAGAATGGGTAGTAGGTAGCCTTAGCTTAAAAGCAGAGGATGCTATTACCTTTATTCAAAAACATACAGACAAAGGCTGGGTTAATCTTAAAATTAACATCGGCAAAAGTGGTAAACCTTATGTCGAGCTAGACACTTGGAAGCCAGAAACTAAAACTGAGCCAGTAATGGCAGAAAGCACAGACGGACTTCCCTTTTGAAACTAGAGTCTGTCTATTTTGACCAAAGCATTAGAGATTATGCTCTTCGGCTTACCAATGACAAGGTGGAGGCTGAGGAGCTTATTTCTATTGCGTATGAAATATGTCTAGAAAAACCACCACTTGAAAACTTAAAGGGATATTTTGCTATGGTTATGCGTAACCAATGGCTAAAAAAATGCAATAAGAAAGACCCTTTTTTTGACAATGACAACTCAGAGCATCAAGACGTTGAGCAAGTGCTTAACAGAATGAATAGCTACTATGCGAACATACTTCGAGCAATCAGCAACGGAGAAACATTAACACAAATACATAAAGGAGCTTCAATAGGTTATAGAACGCTAAAAGCAGACTATAAGAAAGCCAAAAAAGAATTTAAGATAATGTACGAAAATAAGATTAAAATAGCAGTAATTATCCGTAACATAAATGGCGTAAGTTATCACAGACTTTTAATGCCGTTTGCAAAAATGAAACGAGATTATGGTATAGAAATAGTAGTGCTTTTAAATAAGGACGATGAGTTTTTTAATAACCTGGATGGGGTTACTCACGTTGTATACAATAGAAATATATCTGGGCTAATGCAGCCAGAGGAAACATACTTAAAACTTAGAGCAAAAGGAATTAAAGTTATTTGCGATATAGACGATTACTGGGAGTTAGACGATAAGCACCCAATGAGTTACTACTATAAAAAGACTAACCTAACAAAGTGTGTTATAAAGAACTTAAAACTAGCTGACCTAATATGGACAACCACACCAATACTAGCAGATAAGATAAGACCTTATAATAAAAATATCGTTATAGTAAAAAATGCTTTAGACCCTTTAGAAAAGCAATACGCTTACGAAGATTTGTCTTTGGACTTTGATACGTTCTTTTATTCTGGAGGTAGTACCCATTTGAGAGATTTAAAATTATTAGGGAATGCTTTTGATAATGAAACCTTTTTTGCTAAAACTCCAAAGCTCCCAAAACGTATGAAAGGAACTAAGGTGCAGATAAGCGATATACAAGAATACGCTAAAGATTATGAGGATTGTGGTATATGTGTAATACCTCTGCAAGATAATGTATTTAATAGCTGTAAATCTGAGCTTAAAATGATTGAGGCTGGACACTTTGCCAAGCCAGTAATGGTATCGGCAATAGACCCTTATACATTACTCGCAACAAATAAAAACAGCCTTAAGGTATATAATAATGATTGGGCTGCTGCAATAAAGAAGATTAAAGGCAACCATACTATGCAAGTTGATTTAGGTTTAAAGCTAAAAGAGGACGTAACAATTAAGCACGATTTAGCGAAAGAGAACGAAAAAAGGATACAATCATTATGAGTGAGGAATTAGAAACAAGAATACGAGCCATTTATAATATGAAAGGAGGCAGATTAGACCCTAAATTTTATAAGGAGTTTACAGAGATATGCCAAGAAAACTTTAGATATAGACCAGATGTAAGCTGTGGTAAGTGCATCTACAAACACGTTGTTAAATTATATGATAAATTTTTAAAATGATAGTAAAAGTTAAAGACCTAAAAGCAAATCCTAATAATCCAAGATATATTAGAGATGAAAAGTTTGAGAAATTAAAGAAGTCAATACAAGACTTTCCAGAGATGTTAAAGCTACGCCCAGTTGTAGTAGATGATGATATGATGGTATTGGGTGGTAATATGCGTTTAAAAGCATTAACAGAGCTTGGAATAGAAGAAGTAGAGGTAATAAAAGCAAAAGACTTAACAGAGAAGCAGAAAGCCGAGTTTATAATTAAGGATAATGTAGGCTTTGGAGACTGGGACTGGGATATGTTGGCTAATGAGTGGGATAATACCCAGCTTGGAGAATGGGGTTTAGACCTTTGGAATCCAGAAGAGGACGTTGACTATTCTTTATTAGATGATGAAGATTTGAGCAATGAACTTTCAGATATGACTAATGGAGTAAAAAAAGCTATACAAATAGAGTTTGAACTTGAGCATTATGACGAAGCTGCTGAGCTTGTAAAATTCTGGAGAGAACAAGGAGCTTATGTTGGTGGAATGATAATCGAGTATTTAAAGAATGAGAAAAATAAAATTAAGTCATAATAATATTCAATTTATTTCAAGGGTAGGTACAAGTGATGAAAAAACCTTTAAGGAAGTTGTAGTTGGCAATACTTATGAAAAAGCAGACTTTAAAATACTAAAAGGCGAAAAATGGATTGATTTAGGTGGCAATGTGGGTGCTTTTGCTTTAGTTGCTCTTTCAAAAGGTGCTGAGGTAGATATTTACGAGCCAGACCCATTTAACTGCAAAATGATTGAGGAGAATTTAAAGCTCAATAATTATGATGCGAATATATTTAATAAGGCAGTTGTTGCAAATGATGAAAAGAAAATGAAAATGTATGTGGCAAACGATATGCAAGTTTGGAGAAATAGCCTTTATAAAAACTGGGGTAATCAAAGTTTTAATGTTGATTGCGTACATTTTTCAGATGTTTTAAACGATACTGATTTATGTTGTAAAATGGATATTGAGGGGGCTGAAATGCCTATACTTGAATCAATGAATATATTCCCTAAAAAAATGGTAGCCGAATGGAGTTTGGATATAGATGCAAGGTTGAGCAGATATAGAAATGCAGTAGATAAGTTAAAAAATAATTATAAAAAATTTATTCATCAAGCTCAATTTTACAATTTACCAGATTATAAGCTACCTAATAATATTTTCCCAAAAGCAGACAATTTTTTTTGTTATGAATAAAATAGATTTAATACAATTAGAACACCAAACTAAGATAGGCGATGTCTGTGGACATATTGAGCCTAATGTAACAGAAGATAGTATTTTTTATGCAGATGGAGAGCCAATAGGGTTTTACATTAAAGACATATCTAAATACTCTGAAAAAGCCTCAAAATTAGCAGCACTCGCAAATAAAGAGCTGAGGAGTAAAAATGTACCTAAAAGCGTTATGAAGCGTTCCTCTGGATTTGCTGACGCTGAAAATGAGGTATTGCAATACTCGACAATAATAGGAAGCGTACCACCTAAACCACATATGCGAAGACCTTATGCGACTATTAGCAGCGTACATAATGTCAAGTCAGCTCAAACGTTTATAAAAGCAATGTTATTGTTGTGTAAGGAGAGTGAAGAGCTTATTAAAAAGATAACACCAAACGTATATGAAAGGCAAGTTAAATTGATTGAGGAGAATGTGCCAAAAGAATGGAGATTTAGTAAGCTGTTTACGAGTAGTATTTCAAATTACAATATTCCAGCACCATTTCATAGAGATAATGCTAATATACAAGGTTGTGTAAATGTGATAATAGCAAAGAAAAACAACGCTACTGGAGGTAATACTACTGTGCCAGATTATGGAGCTACTATGAATAGTTGTGATAATTCAATGTTAGTGTACCCAGCTTGGAGAAATGTGCACGGAGTTACGCCTATTGTGCCAACTGCTGAGGGAGGTTATAGAAACAGCTTAGTTTTTTATCCATTAAAATCGTTTAAAGGTTTATGAAACAACAAAATCCAACACAGAAAAAGGCAATGATACAAGCCCTTGAGAAGTCCTTAGGGGTTGTTACCTCTGCTTGTAAGGCAGTAGGAATAAATAGGTCAACTCATTATGAGTGGCTAAAAACCGATGAGGAATATAAAAAAGCAGTTGAGGACGTTGAAAATATAGCTTTAGATTTCGCCGAAAGCCAACTACATAAGCAGATAAAAGATGGCAATACTGCTGGGACTATATTTTATCTAAAGACAAAAGGCAAGAAGAGAGGGTATGTAGAACGAACTGAGGTTCAACAAGAAACAACGTACAAGAGCCTTGATATTAACATAATAGATACTGGCATACCTTTAGCCTCAAATGAGAAAGATATAGTTGATTAGTACCTCTGCTTTATATCGTCAAAACTTTGTATCTACTGCCGACATAGTAGTTAATCAAGGTGGTACATCTTCTGGTAAGACGTATGCTATTTTGCAAGTATTGTTTGCTAAGGCTATCTCAGAGACTTGTATTATAACAGTAGTGGGTCAAGATATACCTAATTTAAAGGTAGGAGCTTTGAGGGATGCTATTGACATACATAACGGAGATGAGGCTATAAAACAACAAGTAACATTCTACAATAGGAGTGATAGGGTGTTTAGTTTCCTTAATGGCTCTATAATTGAGTTTAATAGTTATGATAATGACCAGGATGCAAAGTCTGGTAAGAGGGATTATCTCTTCGTAAACGAGGCAAATGGAATACCCTACAATATATTTGAGCAATTAAGTCTAAGAACTCGTAAGCAAGTCTATATAGATTACAACCCAGATACGAGCTTTTGGGTACACGATAAAGTAATACCCTTGCCAAATGCTGAGTTAATAATATCAGACCATAGACACAACCCTTTTTTAAGCGATAAGATAAGAGAGAAAATAGAAGCCCTTAAAAGCAAAGATTTAGACCTTTGGAAAGTATACGCCAGAGGAATTACTGGTCGCATAGAGGGACTTATTTTTAAAAAATGGTATATATTAAATGAGGGGTTTAATGATAAGAAGATAATAGGCTACGGAATTGACTTTGGTTTTACGAACGACCCAACGAGTTTAATAGAGGTAAGAATGCAAGACGGAGAGCTATATGTTAAAGAGTTAATTTATGAAACTGGTTTGACAAATAAAGATATAAGTGATAGGATGTTAGGTTTAGGGGTTAGTAAAGGCAGTTTAATAGTAGCAGATTCAGCAGAGCCAAAAAGTATTGAGGAGCTGAGGCGTTATGGGTGGACAATAGACGGAGTAAAAAAGGGCAAAGATTCTGTTATGTTTGGAATAAATCTTTTGAAAGGTTATGCAATTAATGTACATTCGTCTAGTCGTAACTTAATAAAAGAGTTAGAGCAGTATAAATGGAAAGTAAATAAAAATGGAGATAGCCTTAACGTACCTATTGATGAGTATAATCACGCAATAGACGCTTTGAGGTATTTAATAATGCATAAATTTAGTAAAAAAGGATATGGACAATACACAGTCATATAAAATAACAGTAGGGCAATACCAAGAACTAAACTCAATAGACGAAAGTTTATCTTTAGTTGAACAGAATATTTACGCAGTAGCAGCTATAAAAGACATAACATACGAGGAAGCCTCAAAAATTAAGATGTCTGAATTTAAAAAGATAGTAGACGATTTAAACGCTTTTAACGTAAAGCTATTAGAAAAGCTAAGAATTAAAAATAAGATATTCTTAAATGGCACTCAATATCATTTAGAACATAAGCCAGAAAAGCTAACGAGTGGGCAGTTACTTGATGTTATAAATATTAGAAGTAACCATCAAGGCGAAGCTGTTAAGGTAATGCACTTACTTTTAGCAGCTATGAGTAGACCTAAAGGCGGTGAATATGGAGACGACAAATTAAATTTAGAGGAAAGGGCTAAGCTAATACAGCAAGTAGATTTACAAGAGGTTTGGAATGTCTTTGTTTTTTTTTGGAATCTTTGGAACGATTACTTGAACGATACAGAGGACTCTTTGAGCAAGTGGATGGGGGAGACGCTAGAGATGACCAAGCAGATTTTGCAAAACGATGGGGACTCTTCAGCATAATATCAGCTATGGCAAATTTACACAACATAAGTATTAACGAGTCGACTAAATTAGGAGCAATAGAATTCCTTAACTGGTGGGCTTATATGGTAGAGAAAGAAGATTACGAGAAAAATGCAAGATAAGAGATTAATAGCTATGATTAACCAGTATTGGCAAAAGATAGTCGATGAGCTGGTACAATCGTTATATGACGTTGGTAGGGTCGCTAGTGGAGCTACTGCACAGAGTATAGGAGCATTAAACACCAAACCAGTAACAATTACTGCAAGAGGGTTTAAAATACAGATAGCTATGCCATCATATTATCAATTTATTGATGAGGGTGTAAGTGGAGCAGTAAGAAATACTGGTATAAGTCGCTTTAAATACAAAAGTCCTTTTTCTTGGAAAAACGCACCTCCTATTTCAGCTATACGCAAATTTATGCTCAACAGAGGTATAACAGAGCCAAGAGGTAAAAATACAAAATCTGGTAAGCGTAGAGATGCTGAACAGATAAGAAACAGCATAGCTTTTGCAATAGCTTATAGTATCTGGAAAAATGGTCTTGATAAAACTGACTTTTATTCTAGTGTAATTAATGAC